AGGAATAGTGACCTCAGCACCCGATTCGAAGTTACCGATGTAATCGATACGCTCAGGTTTGATAGAAAAATTTGTGTGACGCTTATAATTTTGGCGGAAAAAACTTACTTCGGGCTGACCAGTGATGTACACATCCTGGGCACCCTTGGACACGAGGTCAATCAAAGCAGCTGACATTTACTAATAAAGTATATTAAAATTTTAGCTCAACATATACATAAGGAACATGGTAGTTTTTCAAGCACTCACATGGGAAGCACGAGACGAAGACGAAGATCATTTAATTAGTATCTTCGGTAAGACTGAAGATGGGAAATCCGTCTGTGTAACTACAACCTTTGAACCTTATCTGTATATCAAGCTACCTGAAGTCAAGTACGCAAAAGAGATTTATGCAAGGATAAAAGATAGTTGCACTGGATACAGTGTTGTAGAATCAAAAGATATCTGGGGATTTCAAAATAACCAAAAATTTTTATTCATGCGAGTCACCTTTTCAAATTTGGAACGTCGAAGGAAAACTGATTACATGTTGAAGAAGCCAATGAACCTTTCTAGTGGTCCGTTTCCCCTGAAGGTGTACGAATCAAATTTGGATCCCATTCTTAGGATGATGCACCGAACGGGTATTCAGTCAACTGGTTGGCTTGATACTGGAAGTGATTGTGTGTATTCTAACCTAGCTCATGTTGATATTGATCTTTTTTGTAATGACTGGGAAACGTTGAAGCCTGTTAAACGAGATGATGTTGCACCTTTTGTGGTAGCATCTATTGATATTGAGTCTAACAGTTCTACGGGTAAGTTTCCTGATGCTGATATCGATGGTGATGCGTGTTTTCAGATTGCGTTGTCTCTTTGTAAACTGGGTTCGGATGAGCCTTATGATAAGACCTGTTTTTGTTTCAAACAAACAGATCCCAATCTTGAAGGCTGTAATATCTTGAGTTACGACACTGAACGAGAAATGCTAGAAGCATTCAGAAATTATATGATCAAGGAAGACATTGACATTATGACGGGGTGGAACATCTTTGGTTTCGATCTTGAGTATATTTATAAGCGTGCTTCTAAAAACAAATGTTCGGCGTCCTTCTACAATCTAGGAAAATTAAAGAATCGTGACTCAGAAATGGTCTATAAGCGTCTTTCTTCGAGTGCTTTGGGTGACAACATGCTCAAGCTTCTCCCGATGCCTGGTCGTTTTATTTATGATCTATTTCATGAAGTGAAAAAGGGTTATAAACTGGACTCTTACAAACTGGATAACGTATCTAAACTATACCTCGGTGACCAGAAGATTGATATGCCACCTCGTGAGATGTTTGCTCGGTTTGTCGAAGGAGACCCAGTGAAGCTTCGTGAAGTTGCTGAATACTGTATTAAGGATACACTTCTTCCACACAGGCTCACAAAAAGGCTCTGTACACTTTTGAATTTGCTTGAGATGGCCAAGGCTACATGGGTACCGATTTCATTCCTGGTTGAACGCGGACAGCAGATTAAGGTATTTAGTCAGCTTACAAAGAAAGCTCGTGAACTTGGGTTTATGGTTCCTACTATTCGTTACGGTGCCTTGCCTCCCGAACCTTATGAGGGTGCTACTGTATTGGAAGCACAAGGTGGTGCATACTACACACCTATCACGGCCCTAGACTTCGAAGCACTGTATCCTAGTATCATGATGGCACATAACCTCTGTTATTCGACTTTCGTCATGGATGAGAAAAGATATGGAAACATCGAAGGTATTACATACGAAAAGTTTGAACTAAATGGTCGTACGTACAAATTTGCCCAAGATGTACCCAGTCTTTTACCAGCTATTCTTTTGGAGCTTAAACAGTTTCGAAAACAGGCTAAAAAAGATATGGCTGCAGCAACTGGATTTATGAAAGAAGTTTATAACGGTAAACAGTTGGCCTACAAAATTTCTATGAACTCAATTTATGGTTTTACTGGAGCAGGTAAAGGTATTTTACCATGTGTGCCCATCGCTTCTACTACCACGTACAAGGGTAGAAGTATGATTGAAGAAACAAAGAATTACGTCGAGAAAAACTTCACTGGTGCAAAGGTTCGATATGGCGACACTGATTCCGTCATGGTAGAATTTGATGTTGGAGGAAGAACAGGAATGGAAGCTATCGAGTATAGTTGGGAACTTGGTGAACGCGCAGCTGAAGAGTGTAGTGCACTCTTCAAGAAGCCAAATAATTTGGAGCTTGAGAAGGTATATTGTCCATACTTCTTATATAGCAAGAAGCGATATGCCGCAAAGCTATGGACGAAAGCTAAAGATGGTAATATGAATATGGATTATATTGATATCAAGGGTCTCCAGGTTGTTCGTAGAGATAACACAAAATTTGTGAGAGAAGTCTGCAAGGAACTGCTTGATGTTGTACTTGGGAGTAGTGACCCAGAACCAGCGAAACAATTGGCTCTTGAAAGAGCTATCAATCTTCTTGAAGGTGATGTATCGAACGAAAAGCTTGTATTGTCCCAGCAGCTTGGTGATTCATACAAAAACCCTAACCTGCCTCATGTAAAGGTGAGAGACAAGATGCGAGAAAGGAAGCCTGGGTCCGAGCCGCAGAGTGGAGATCGGGTTCCTTATATTCTTGTAAAGACAGATAACCCAAAGGCAAAGGCTTTCGAAAAGGCTGAAGACCCAGTGTTTATTGAAGAAAATAAGATTCCAATCGATTATCATCATTATTTTACCAACAAGTTCTTGAATCCAATTTGCGACTTACTGGAGCCACTGGTAAAGGACCCCAAGAATGAAATTTTCGGTGAGTTAATTGCTCAGCACAAACCTCCACCCAAAAAGAGAGAACCAGCGTTGAGTGGTATGAAGAAGGAACAGCTCATAGAGGAATGTAAAAAACTAAACCTCGACACAGACGGAAAAGTGGCAGAGTTACGTCAACGTATTAAGACCGCCAGGGAAGATAAAGTGTCAATCGATCACATATTTAAAAACTACGATTCTTAGAAGGGTAAGATGGACAAGGTACTGGCCCTCTTTGAAGAGGAGGTAAAGAAACAAATGGTAGTTGAAACCAGGAAAATCAAAGAAGAGTTCAAGGAACTCTTGAGAAAAGTAAAGGAAGAGCACAGAGAAAATCTCCTTTCCAACAAACAAGAAGTTAAAGAAGCAAATAAGAAAGTTAACGAGGATCACAAAGAAGAGTTACAAAAGCAACGAGCAGTGCACAATGATGAGTTGCGTCGTCTAAAAGAGGAACATAAGAATGAGATTAAGCAGATACGTGAAGAGTTTGTACTGGCACAAAATCAAAATCAGGAAACTGTAAGGAAACTTCACATTCAATATAGTGACTATTTGCGTGTGATAAGTTTAAATTACCCTCATGTACCATACAAACTTTTATTGCGTGATGCACCAAATGAAGAAGATAACACTTGTAGGGGTTTGAAAAAGAATGGCACGAGGTGTAATTTGGTTGGTAAATATGACGGGTACTGCAAACATCATCACGACCAGTATAGAAAGAGGGACACAGTTGAAATGATTGATGACTCATCATCAGTTCTGTCATTTGCTTCGGAAAGTAAGGGGCTTATAGATTTCAATTCTATGTTATAGAAGAGATGAGTAAATCACATATTCTGCTATCTTCCGTAAATGAGTTCTATTCAGATGACAAGAATAAAACAACCCTAATGAGTATACTAGACAAAACCAGTGGTATTTCACTCAGGAATATCGAGTGGTTTATAACTAATTATGCTAAGAAACATCAGACTTCTTACACGACCACTAATGGACGACTCTTCACAGTGCATTGTGCTTATAAGAGCAGTCTGGATGGTTATAGCAAAAAACTATTTGATCCCTTTGCACGCTCGTAAAAATTTACTTATGTTATCCCGGGTACATCTCATGAAATTCAAACAACGATTGCTCAATTGAACTTCATCAAATGGTGTATCAAAAATCGTATCATCGATTACATTTCCAAGCACAAGGATACACTCTTTAGTAAACGAGTGACATAAATCCCTTTTCAAAATTAAACGTTTGATACCCGGTGTAATATATGTAAAGAGTGTATGTATCAGTGAGACCAGGGTCTAGCTTCAGTTCTATTTTGGTCTTTTCAGACTGGATTTCACTGAAATCTAAACTACCCGAAGGATTTACATTAATAGGGTTGATTGAAAATGAATATGTATATATGTTTCTAACAGGTCTCGATAATCGCTTTTGATACGGAACCATGTATTTGTAGTACCCATCTGTCGTACTTGAAATATTTGGTAAATCAACACCTTGAATAAAGAACTTTGCACTCTTCATCACAGGATTGAAAAAGGTAAATGCCTCGTCGAAATCGGGATTTTTGGAGAAGTTAAACCTATTCTGAAGATAGTGATAATCAGAGAAGTTTGCATCGGGGACTCGGAACACGCTTGTATCGAGCGTTATACTATAGGATTGTGTAAATGTAGGTTGTGTGAGAGATACAAAATTAGAAATGACGTCTGTGGCTAATAGTATAGGGTTTTGTTCGTCGTTTTTCTCAATATTAAATGCTGGAATATTTGTGTATAATTTACCGTTATCAGTGCGAGACGAACTGGGTGTGTAAAACTCAAAAGTGAATTTTTCTATGAACGAGTTAGCGGGTACTTTAACTGTAATTATAGGGACATGAGGGTTAGATACAGGGTTATTCCATTCTATGATATTATATTCAGTCGAAAATGGATCACCTACCGACTCGATTGTACTGGTTCCGTTCAATATAGGTGTCTCTGAAAAATTAACACGTGAAAAGGTTGTTACACCTCCCTGTGTCAGGGCTGTAAAGAAAGACAGGTTTTTCAATGTAAAAGAAGCACCTACTCCTGCTACTTCTCTTATGTAAATTTTATACGTATCGAATTCTTCGGGTAATGCACTGATTGAAGTATCTTCAAAACGACTGTTTCGTAAAAACCAGTGTATAGATTTAACACGGCTATTTGGAACAAGATTGGTTTGTATATTGTCTACACCCGGAACGGTTTCGATAGTTGGGTGTCTTTTCACGACATCCGTAATCATTGTGTATTCTTTATTTTTAAGATAAAGACGTTCAACTGGGTCAATGGTAAATTCTTCAGTTATAATTTTAAAGTTGTCGAGTTGGATCGTGTTAACTGAGTTTGTGAAAAAGTTTTGTGGATGAAACTCAAATTCAAATTCCATTTTTTGTTTGTGAATGGCACATAATGGGAAGAAAGGTCTGTTTGGTTCATTTGACAGATACTCATCACTCGAGTATTTACGTGAAAAGAAAAATGGTAATGGAATAATAACTTCCGAGTCTAATGATGCATAGGCACGTTGAGCGGATGAAGTATCAAAACCTAACATTCGATTAAGGATGAAACGGTTAGAAACCTTCTCTGATACTTCCAAATATAACTCGTCGTGTATAACCATCCAGTCATCAAAAATTTTTTCAACCTCGATCTCATCTACACGCATAGTCACCGACTTGATAAGATGACGACCAACCTGATCTGAATAATTTTTGTCTTGAGTCAGACCTGGAAGTTTTAACATGACATACATGTTACTAAGCAGGTCACCCATATTCTGTGGGTTGAATGTTACTTTGATACGTTCATTGAATGGCCATGTTGGGGAAGTGGGTGACTTGTTCACAACCGTGGTTCTATGAAACTTTGTAAAATTAGAATGCGTCTTAGGGTTGTAATTAAAAATGGATTCATCTAGGTTTTCACTATGTATGTATGACTCTTGTTTGCCAATGGCATGTAGAGACACAGCGGCTCCACTTGAAGTGGGCATCTTAATACATGTCTACATATTTTTAATGTCGGTTATCCACATATCGACATGACCCGTCTTTTTCAGTTTTTCTAGTTCTTCTCTGGCCTGTAAAGCTTCTTTGTGAAGAGCCTCTACTCGTTCCTCTGTGTAATCAACCGTCTTGATATGCAAGAGATAATCGTAAGATCCATCAAGTTGCCGGAAAGATTCACTCAGTTCCTTCTCAAGTTCCTGTTTCTTCCTTTTGAACACGATCAATTTACCATCTACAACCTCCTTGACAAATCGTGCACGTTCGTTGCACACGTCTGATCGCAGTTGAGTTTCCCAGATGAGTTGATCCTTCCTCTTTTTATTGTATTCTAGTCTAAGTCCGATGAAGTCTGATAGAATTTCTTCTGCAGATTGGTATTTACAGATCCCCTTCGATGGATGGAAGAGGTGCATATTTGTACTGCGAATAGTCTTTTGAAGTTTGAGATCTTTGATGATGTCTTTACCAGAATATCCCTGGATCAAAAAGTCGACATCCTCAGTTGTGCTGTTGTTTGTAAAACTTCCAATGAGCTTCTTCTCAACAAGGGTATCAAGGTATTCCTTATAATCCTGTGTCCACCTACCTGGTGGTAGTTCAGAAACTTTGACAGTTGTTCCGATAACCTGCCAAATACCTTCGGTGACCCATCCACCTCCTTCCTCTTCAAATACACGCCCCTTAAATCCCCTGAACCAAGGCTTCATGGGCTTGAATGGTTTATTGTTGATATGATTAACAATGTTTTGTTTGATGTCTTCTGGGTTGAATGGTGGCACATAACAAGAAAACCCTGTTCCAATACCTTCTGTCCCATTCACCAATACGGTTGGGAGAGTGGGCATGTAGAATTCTGGTTCAATAGATCGTCCATCATCATCCAAGTATGTGAGAACTGCATCATCCTTCGGGTCGAACAATTTTCGAGTATCTTTGGCCAGTCGGGTAAAAATATAACGAGTCTGGCTGGCATCCTTTCCTCCCATCAACCTGGTGCCAAATTGTCCACAAGGTTCCAATAAATTGATGTTGTTACTACCCGTATAGTCATTGGCAAGCTTCACGATCGTCTCTGCCAGAGATACCTCACCGTGGTGATAAGCTGATTTTTCAGCCACGTAAGCAGCCAATTGTGCTACCTTCATTTCATTTCGAAGATTCTTCTGAAAGCATGAGTACATCACCTTTCTCTGCGATGGTTTGAGACCGTCAGCCACGTGAGCAATGGATCTTTTAAGATCGGCAAGACTAAAGTTCACAAGGTCCTTGTGTACAAAGTCACTGATTCCAAGTTGCTTGATGTTACCATAAGGTACTTCAAGTTCCTTTGAGTCTTTTGCCGTGCTTTCAAGAAGCCATGACTTGCGCGCATCTGCTTTCTTTTTGTCGAATGCCAAAACAATTGACTCATCGGTCATCGTGTCAACGTCAAATTTAACTGTGAGATCTCCAATTTTTTTGAAGTATTCACGAGCTTCTTTTGAAGTCGATGTACCGAGACCCTTGTAATATTTTATAGTCCATCCAGATTGTCCGTTTCCATACCAAGACCTGAAGGTGGATTCAGTGTAGAATGATTTGACTTGGTTGCCACGACTGGCTTTGATGATGGGTGTAACCATCGATACAACAAAACCCAACTTGAGGAGACTGGGCCAGAAGTAGTGCAGCTGATTCAGAATTAACCCCTTAATATGGGATCCGTCATTATCCGCGTCAGTCATGATCATCAGCTGTCCATAACGAAGTTCTGATACATCTTTGTATTCCTTCCCTTGTTGAAGTCCAAGGATCTTCTTCAGATCGTTGAATTCCTGGTTCGAAGTCAACTGTGCCACAGAGGCATCGCGCACATTCTTGCATTTTCCTCGAAGAGGAAAGACCCCATAGTGATCCCTTCCAACCACAGAGAGACCGGCAACAGCGAGAGTCTTTGCCGAGTCACCCTCTGTCACAATGAGTGTACACTTTTTTGACTGAGCCGTCCCAGCCTTATTTGCATCGTCAAGTTTTGGGATTCCAGTAATCTTTGACTTTCGTGCACCTCCATCAGTTTTTGAAAGTTCCTTTGCTTCTCGGAATTTTGAGAGTGCAGTGAGTTCATCTGCGATTCCAGTCTTCAATGCATTTTTTACAAAGGTTTTGGGAAGTTCAAATTTACTTCCAAATGATTGAACCTTCGATGTGCATTCAGATTTGACTTGGCTCGAGAAAGTTGGATTCTCTAGAGTTGATCGAACAAAGATTGTGAAAGCATTCTTCACTTGTTGTGGCTTGAGCTTGATTTTCTTTGCCATGTCTTCGATGATTCCATTGGAAATGATATTGGCAACGTGGTCAACATGAGTACCACCTTTAGTTGTACAGATACCGTTTACGAACGACACCTGCTGCAGTCCATCTTCAGATGGACCAAGGCAGACAGACCAACGATCACTGGTCATCGAACACACATTGTTAACTCCTTCATGCATTTTCGCATATGCTTCAAAGTTTTGTTTGGGAAGAGCCACACCATTGAACTTGACCTTACAATTGGAAGATGTGCAGATGTTGGCATCCCATACACGCTTTTCCATGATGTTATAAATTCCCTGTTCCATTTCTTTCATTCCAAACCTTGACCAATCAGGTTTGAAAGATACTGATACAGAAGCTGTAGCACCGTTGAATTTTTTCATTTTTGGAGGATAGCACGTGGACATGTTGTCGAACCATTCTTGGGAATATTCTTTTTTGGTCTCTGGATCCTTAATGACAACCGAAAACCATTTACTGTATATATTAGCCAGCTTTGCTCCGTATCCATTCCTACCTCCCACAACTCGTTTTTGATTATCATCATAATTGGTACTCGTGAGTAGATGACCAAAAACAAGTTCAGGGTTCCATACATCCTCTTTTTCATTTTTTTGAATAGTAAGACCTCCCAATGGTCCGTTGTTATCCACTGTAATCATCCCAGCTTTTTCGTCAACATTGACCGATATAGAAGAAACTTGTTTAGGATGCGTAGAATTTCTATCCACAGCATTGACAAGTATCTCATCAAAAATTTTCAAGAGAGCCGGTGAGTATTTAGTTGTAGTCCGTTTGAATTTATCACCATTCAGAACCCAATAGGGTTCTCGAACAGCATCCACAGGACCAACATAAGAGTCGGGTCTCTTGAGAATATGTTCAGTGTGGGTCAGTTTTTGAACCGACTCTTCCATTTTAATTTATTAAAACTCTATTCTCTAACTTAGGTTATTAAACTTCTCCACGTTCGATCAGTTTCTTGCGATTTGCCATGTGAAGATCCTGGACTAGGGCCTTGTTTTCCGCACCGTATGGCACAGCGTACCCTTCGTCACACATCCATTTGTTTACGTTGGTCCAAACACCATCTTCATGTACCCATACTTCGGCTAGTACTCGGCCAAACTTACCCCGAGAATCAGCTTCTGGGCAACGAAGTTCAATTTCGATGTCATCCCGGTCTGAAGCGACTGCCTTGAGACACCACTCCTTGAGCTTTTTCTTGGAGAGGAGACCAAAGACCTTCTCTTCCTTGTCAGAGGTACGAGATTCGGGTGTATCGATACCCAGGAGTCGGACCCTCTGCTTCGTGCATACGTCGAATCCCAAATCAATATTAACGTCTATGGTATCACCATCTACCACTTTCTCGAGAGAGGAGACACGATATTTGTAATTACAAGCTTCAACGTTATAAGAGGACATTGTATTAAAAAGTAGTTCTAGTTCTTTAACCCTTAAAATGCCTTCTAAGGTTGTAGTTTACTTGGTTCAAAGTCTTGGGGCCAACGTCTGTAATCCTAGCATACCATTGTTTGGTCTTTCTGTAAATAGGATTCTCTCGACGTTCATCCACAAGGTAATATGCAATGCCTGCTGCCACCGACTTGTTGCGATGATTGTCGAGCCAGGATCTAAAAAGACGCCTTTTTACAATCTCAGTACACATATCCATCGCTCGGGACTTTAGCTTCCGCTCGATTCTGTCCTCGTGGTCTGTAAGGCGAGAAGAGTGACATCTTGAAAAGATCTTTGTAAGCATGTTGTCCACGTGGCGATGCAAGTCATCTTCGCGGAAGGAATACTCGTCGTCACTTTCATCGTCATCGCTTTCATCGTCATTGCTGTCAGATCTTTTAACCAAAGACTCGAGCTCTGCGATACGTCTGCGAGCTTCTTCTAGCTCCTTGCGGGTAGAGTTGTGGTCGCAAAGAGCCTGTAGACGCCGTTCCTCCGATCTCCTGTATCTACTTTTCCAGGTGTCACGCTCAACCTCAGCAGATTGAAGCTGGCGTGCAATTGGGGTCAGATCAGATTCAATCTGATTGTTTATGTTTCGCTGGAAGTTCCTGAAAATAGACATTGTTGGTTGTTGGTTGTTGATTGTTTGAATAATACAAAGTCTGTTCTTACTTAGGTTCGATTTATGCGAGATTTTTCTTTCGGCACGTGAAACGGAACACCATCAAAGAGTTACTTATTTCTGCTGTTTGGCCCGTTTCCCTGTCGATGTTAAATGTTAGACGATCGAGAGTTTGAATGGGGTTGTGAAAACATTGTACGATGGGATACTCGTCTTTGAAAGTTATAACTGTGTTAACAGGGTTTGCATCTCCGTGTGGTTCTTGTGCTACACATGGACCTACTACCGTTCCAAAGATACCATTAAGATGATTATGAGCATCTACTATGGTATCAGATGTTGGATCATTTGCGAAGTTTACTTCCGCTTGCCCCCTTTGCGAAAGGTGTGTACGAAGTTCTTCTATACCTATATGTAAAGCTCGTTGAGCTCTAGCACTTCCACTGTTATGTGTTCGAAAAGTAGCAGCTACTAAACGAGCCTGGACTACGTTTTTTAATGGGGTTGTTAAATGCATGACAAAATCAGTGTCTGTATTGGTCGTCTGACTCGAATAATTGAAAATGTTATCGATGACAACGGTATGAATCTCATGATTATAATCGGGGATGTCAGGCTGAGATGGAGCTATGATGAAAGACATTCTTATTAATAAAAGAGATTTTTATCTAAAAGTTTCTCAACTCACCGCAAGTGCGGGAGTAATACGTCATCTCGTCCACCCACTCGATGGGTTCATCCTCTTCTTCCTCTTCTTCCTCGAGAAGCATCTCTTGAAGCTCTGCGAGAGTCATGTTGTCCTCGAGCTGTTCCTTGAGTTCGGCAAGAGTGATGTCGTCATCATCCTCATCGGATTTAATCTCGGTGGGGATGGTGAGGGTTTCAACACTAACTTTAGCGTTCGGGAGCAGGGTCGTGAGACGCTCCAAAGTTTTTATGGCGGAAGGACCGGATGCAATGACTCGGGACTGACCGGGTCGGGGGCAAGCACGTTGGATCTCAAAGAGCATTATTGATTGTTGGATGTTTATTTGTTGAAAAATAAATATTCCAGCTTCTACTTAGGTAGTTAAATTTCGAATGTTTCTTCAAGATCGTTATAATGATATGGTGGACCGGATTCATTTTTAGATACGAGGTAGGTTATATGACTTGTATGTATACCCCAGAGAATACC